TCATTAATAATAAAACTATAAAAATCGCATTCTACTGCAGTATAAATATTTTTTACAATCTCGCAACCATTATTTCTTGTAAATACAAATAAATAATAATCGTAAAATTCTTCTAAAAAAAGAATTAATTTGCTATCGGTATTTGCAATTATATTTACCATTCCGTTATAATAAAATCATTATCTTCGGTTACAATAAAATCACATTTTTGAGTTACTAAATAATCTGAATAACTTACTTTTACCTCTACATCATTATCATATAGAAATGTAGCAAGTGCAGGATCTAAATTGGTAGGACTTGCTTGACCAAAAATATTTATATCCCAAATGCCTAATTCTATGTTTTCAATTAAATTAAAACAAAAATCATCGCATGGTATAGTTTCGTAAATACTTTTTTCAGTTACACCATCTTTAATAAAAACAAATAAATAATAATCATGTACACTTGGTAATGTTATACTTATTAGGCTTGTTGTATTTTGATATATAGTCAGCATTATGATATCCCCCAAGTGCTTCTTAAATTTTCATTATGACTTTCGCAATCATTACAAACTGATTGGTCAAATAAAGGATTTAAATTTATATTTAATTTCATCCATTCAAACATTTCATTAGCATAATTTCTTGCCATGTTCTCCCAATAGTTTGCCTGTTTAGCATTTGTATCAAAATCAATAAATTCACTTTCCTCAGTAAATTTTCTTACAACGCTTTCTTTGGTTACCTGTACTGAGTGAAAAAATAATAAATCAGCGTAAGCGTAACACACATGAATTTTTTTTAAATAACAAAGTAAATCTATATTTGCTTGTGTTAAATCATCATCTGCTATCTGCAAACATAATTCATCGTACAAATCCTGACAAAGCAAAGGATTCATAAATTTTACCTGAGTATTGTTTATTGCAATATAAATATTTTCTGATTCCACATTTCTTGAAAGTGGAACGATGCCATAAAAATCTTCCTGTTGGATAAATTGACAAGGACAACAAGCCATTATTGTAAAGGATTAACAGGTGGAACAATATTGTTATTTGGTTTCTTACCGATTAAACCGGCAAGACTTCTAATTTCTTCTTCTGACATTGATTCTAATACTTTATTCGCTACTAATGGAGATAAAGCATTAATATTATCAATGATATTTGTTGCTCTTGTATTTAATAGCACTTCTTTTGGTCCATATCCAAATGCCTCACGAATTTCTTCCTCAGTAAATGAATTAGCAAATGAATCAGCGATAAATCCTAATGGAATAGAATTAGAAACTGATATTTCAGTACCATCATATCCATCCATTAACTTAGCTAAATTATTTAATTCAAACATTAAAAGATTTTGGTCATGTTTAATTACTGCATTTTGGTAATATAATGTAGCATCTGCAATTTCTTTTGCGGTTCCTAATTTACCGGCAACTTGAATACCTGCTAATACAGGAGGTATTTGAAATGCGGTAGCGATATGATCCCTAATTAAATTTGAAAGCGTAATATACATCTCATGTGATGTACTCTGAGTAAATGGAACAATTTGTATGTTGCCTTCTTTTTGAGCGCCATCTAAGATTGCAAATTTACCGCCATTATCCGCTCCTGTTAATCTATCTTGGATATAATTCCTTAATGATTCTTTCATTGGAACACCATTCTCATCCACACCATCTAACTTGTAAGGAACATAAACCATAAATGCCGGAGCAAATGAATTATCTACATTATTTGCATGAAAATTTTGAATTTGTGCATCCGTATAAATCCACTTTAAGGCAGAAGCATATTTTGGTTGCGAATAATAAACCTGACCGGGTTTATATCTACGAATATATTTTAATGCGCCATTCCATTTACTAAATTCTTCGTATAAAGATTGAGCATTAAAATTATTAATTTTAGCTTTTGTTTGAATATCATTGTAAAGATCAATTAATACTGATTTGTATCTTTTTTCTTTTGCCTCTAATACCCAATTACTTGATAATCTTGCATATTCAATTTCAAATGTTGTTTTATTTGGGATGCCTAATCTAATTGTAGAAAAATCTTGTGATTTTACACTTGTTAGAAAGCCATTTATATCAAATTGCAATATCAAACCTAAAGATTCAAAATAAGCCATATCATAACATATCTTCTGATAAAAAGCATCATTAAAAATTCTTTTTAATTTTTCAGCAAATAAGCTTGGTTGGTTATTCGGAGTTTCAAATGTTAATCCATCCCCATATAAAAACTTAGCCTGTGTTTCAACACAAGCATTAGCTATTGGAGATGTTTGTACGGATTTAATTATTTCCTGTGGAAAGTTATTAAACTCCCCATACCTTACAATCTGCCTTGATGTATCATCGGTTTGATTAAAAGGAGTTAAATCAGCAGGTGCTTTAGCTTGGAATAAAAAAAATTGCTCAGATATTTGTGTTAGTTCCATATTATTACAAATTTATATATATTTAAATGCAACTATTTGTAAATAAATTCCAAATTAAAATAATTATCTACATCAATTGTCTTGTAATCCTTAAAATGTATCATCTCTCCTGTAGAATCAAAGCTTTCCCAAATATGATATTGGTTTTCAAATGCCTGACTGCTTGATGAATTTCTTAATTTTCTATTTATATCCTTCCGAACAAATGAATAATGGTGCATCTTTAAGAAAAATAACTCAGAATGCTTTTTATAAGTATTTGTTCTCCTCGTTGGATCTGCAAATGCAGGATAATTTTTATCAAAACACATCTTTGTTTCAGGATGTATCTTATGAATGAATGGAACAAAGTAATTCTCATCAGGAATAATCTGCTTTGTAGGGTATTTATAGTAGGTTTTTAATCCACAATAGGAAGCATCAAGGTCTATTTCGTACACAAAGTCCTTAGCCTTTTTAAAATCTTCCGGAAAGTACATCTCATCGCAATCCATTTGAATAAAATGAGTGCATCCAACGCTCCTTGCAAGTTCTAATCCTAAATTTCTTTTCATGGTTTCATTCCATTGACCACTTTGATTAATTGCAGGAATATAAAAATTACTTAAATCTATTAAATGATAAGGTATATTTGGTTCGTAAGCTTCTCCTGAATTACTTACATTTTGGAATACCACTATTACCACATCTAAATGCGGTTTTATTAATTCTATTGATCTTTGTAATAACTCATCCCCATCCCAAACATTCCAAATTCCTGCTAACTTATTCATAGTTTGATATTATTGTTTCTATTATGTGATTTAAAGCCCCTACAATGCAAATTGTTGGTATTATGTACCATGAACACCCAAATAAAATAGAATGCCATACAATCGAATGTAATGAAGCCATACAGGTAAGGCACAGGCATATTGGCTTACCAATCATTTTTGGCAATTTATCTGCAAATCTTTGGATAAAATATAAAATATTACCAAATCTTGTAGCCTGATAGAATCCCAAACAAATTAAACTAATTACAACTGAGTTATATATCATAAAAATAATGGTTTCATATCCTCCGGAACATACTCAGGGAATATTAAATGATGTGGATGTTTACTCATCAAATAGATAATATTTCTTTTTTGTTGTTCCCATTTTTTATCCCCCTTATAGTTTTTTGTTCTCTCAAAATCCGTATGTGGAATATATCTAAAATAGTTTAATGTATTTTTAATTAACCCTTTTTTCTTTAATGTTATATATAGATCAGTATCTTCTCCACCATAGCCAATTATATTTTCATCGTATCCATCAAAATGCTTTCTTTCTACTATACAATTACCTGAGCAATGTGGTTCTCCGGTATAAAAATTGCCTGATTCTAATTTTAACTCCCTGAAAAAATTAATATCAAATATGGTATCTGCATCACAAAAAAATATCCAATCTGCATTTCCCTCTTTAGCTCCTATATTTCTCGCATTAGATAAGTGAAATCCCTTTGCATTTACCATTATTGATTTTGCCTTATTTTTAGCCCATCTATGAGCCATCTCATCGCCATAAGCCACTACTATCAAATTGATATTAAAAGTATCCCCAATAGCCTGTAATAGCGTATCGTAAGACTTCCTGAGATGTGGCAATCTATCCTTGCAGGTAATTACAATATCTATCATTTTACAATCAAATAGCCAATGCCACCCCAATCATTTCCATCAATGATTTCATGGGAAATAAATCTATCATCTTTCTTTATCTCATTCCAAAATAAATCAACCCTGCAAAATAACTCCCTGTGCAATTCGGTATCTAAAATATCATGGAATGCAATAATGCCACCCTTGCGAACTAATTTATGGTATAATTCAAAATCTGCCTTTACTCCATCATATGAATGATCTCCATCTATCATCAGGAAGTCAATCTTTGTATTTTTACCGCCGATAGTTTCCTTCAGTATTGGTAATGTCTTCCGGCTATCCCCGATTATATAATCTACCTCTTTTAATCTTGAGCGATTTTGTAAATCAATAGAAATTACCTTTTCAAATAATTGAATATAAGCATGTAAGCAACCGCCATCGTAACTTCCAATTTCTACTGCAATTTTATTGCTTTGCATCTCGCTTATAGCTTTTAGCAATCCATAAAATTCTTTTGGTTTTTGTTGCGCTTTATTAGCCATAGCTAATTCTAATAGTTTTTCCATGTTAAGATTTGTAGATTAAAAATAATAAAAATAATTCCATACCCATTGTCAATATTAAATTAAATGTAAATGTGGATTTATCATTGCTTCTTTTAAGCATTGTAAATATTTTCTTGTATTGTGCGTGATATGGGAATAAAACGAATATCACTAAAATTAATTTATAAAAGTTCATAATGTGCGATGATGGTTAAAAAATGCTTTATCTTTCATTCCCCATTGACATGGAGATGTTCTTAAATCTATATTATTTTTTACTGCTAAATTTGTTAAAATAGCTTGGTCATGTCTATGCTCTTTGAATTTAGGTATTTGTATCTCCTCTATTAAATCATCATTAATTAATTCTAATTTACTGCACCAATCAAAATATTCTTTTAAAAAGTTACGAGCAACTTCGCAATTCTTATAAATTTGAATACCGGCATTAGCCTGTAGCTGAGTAGGAGGAGAATACATCCCCATTCCATAGTAACATTCAGCTTTACAATACTCATGATGATTTTGTCCATTATTAAATAAAATTATATCCTCATCAAGCAAAACCAAATTTAGTGGATTTTTTATTATTTCTATAGTGGAATCTAAATAAATTAAATAATCATTCTCATCTATAGTGCTAAGGGCATATTCAATTATAAATGGTTTCCATAGCCACCAACCATAACCTCGCTTAGAAATAAAATGATTTGGAAAATACCCCCATAATAAATCTAACTGCATTGGGTTAATAGCTTCAAAATCAAAATGTTGTGGCGCAGAACGCTCCATTCTTAAAATTGCGCTATTATATTCCGATGTACCAAAGGTTACTATTTTTGGCATTTGCTTTTTATATAATTAAATATATTCAAATTATTAAAATAGAAATCTTTCATTTCTGATAATAACTCTACATTATCCCCAAGTGAGCATAGGGTAATAAATGATTTTATTTTTTCTACAGGATTAGATTTAATATCGTTGTATGGTATAGGAAATGCGTTACAAATTATTATATCCCAAAATTTTTCAGTTACATAATACTCTTGGTCTGAATTTTCCATATAAATTGATGTATGGTAATCAGCTAATCCATCTGATTTATTGTATATTTCCCCTTTGTATCTTGAATCTTCAAAATCCCAACCCCTGCCATATAAATCAATAGGCAATTCTGATTCCATTATAGTTTTAACTAAATCATTTCGTTCCTGATATAGTGTTCCATTTAATGGATTTGCTTTTGAAACTACAAAACTGCATTGTTTTGTTTTTGCCGGATTAAAATTTAATGCCTGATCGTAATCTATTCCGGTCCAATTAAACATCATTGGAATTAAATTATTAGTTGGAGATATAAACTCAGCACATTTCCCATTCCAATCCTCAAAATTATTACTCCAACTTGGTTCCTGTGCTAATACAAATATATTTTCTTTAGGTACTTTTATTTCGCCTTCCCATTTATTAAATATAAACAGGAAATCATAGCTATCATCAAATACAAATTGAAAATTATACTCTACATTTTTAGGTGCAAATTGTCTTAACACCTCACTTGTTAGTCTTTTACTATCTGCGTAATTACTAACTAATCTTACCTTTAACATAATTGTTTTATTTTCGGGTTATTTACTGCGCAATATGTAGAAAAAAATCTTTCGCAAATAAAAGTGTGCATTGGATAATACGGAACACCTGTTATTTTACTTATTTTATCCCTATTTAATGAATATGATTTGTATTTCGTATCAATCCAAAGCATTTTTTGTAGCTTTTTATCTTCCTCGTCAAACATTATATCCATTAATGGATTAAGCCAATTATTTACATAGTCTTTGTATAATTCAGTTCTGCTAATGTGTGCATTCTGATAAATTATTGGAGTATTTATATTCGCTATCTTTACCCCATTAAACCTATCAAATATATATTGAGATGTTTCAATTATTCCTTTATGCCATCCCTCTGCAACTCTCCATATATTTGGCTGAGTATGGCCTTTATAAAACGAATAAATATCATGATTAGGATATTTTTCAATATCATCATGAATTTTAGATAAGCGATAAGAATTTTTAGTTTCAAATTGCCATGATAATACTCCGAGATAATCGCAATCCAAATTGTTGTCATATTTAATAACATTTTGGATAATATGATTTTCAAATGCAGGTTGTAAAGGATTCCCATCCTGCCATGTATTATCTAATGGGATAGCTACAGGATTAATAAAACTTTTTGTCTTATCATCAAAGTATATCTGATAGATTATTGTTTTAGTAGCCATCGGTGTGCTTTTGTATAACAACTTCCACAACCAATAACTAATTTATTGCCTGTAGTTTTTTTATAAAGATCAAATAATATTTTCCAAGCCTCATCTTTACCGGAAAGGCTTTTCCCACCATTATCTTCAAAGTATTTTTTTAATTGTTGTATATCCATAAAAAATGGCATTAGGAGTTTTCCCCCAATATTTTCTTAACCTTAGTTATTTAATATTCTCCTAAGCCAAACAAATTTAGTAATATTTTTATTAATTAAAAATTTTTCAAAAAAAAAGAGCAGAAAGTTCCCAATCTGCTCTATTTTATAATTAAGTAATATATTACTGCAATTTAGCTTCTAAATAAGCTTTTGTTGTTGCGTAGTCAGTTACTAAGAAATCAGGCGCTAATAATTGTTCGCCACCATTTGGTTGTGATAATGTGATATTAAACGCATTATCATCCCCAATTAAAACACCTGTTGCTTTTGTTACTGCTGTCATTTCAAGACCTGCAGTTTCGCCATACAACTCAAATGTTCCATTAGTCTTTTCAACTACTACAAATAAATCATCTAACAACTTTAAATTATCCCAAACATTTTTAGCGTCTTGGGTTTGTTGTTGAAATTTACCTGTGATAGTTTGAGTAAATGACTTAATGTTATTTTCTCCTGTAACTAATTCCTGAGATGCACCTGCACTTTTAGTCTTTGCACAAAATTTGTACAAATAATTATAAGGTTGCAAACCAATCGCAGTAACAACACCCTCGCTATCCTTAGTAAAACCACTACTTGTTAAATCAGATAGTGATCCTACATATATATTTTTTGCTTTAATGCCACCTACTGATTGTAAATCTTCACAGGTTGCACAAGCTAATCCGCTTACTATTCCACAAGGCATATTATTATCTCCTATTTTTTAAGTTAAAAATTATGATAATGCAATTGCAGTCAATTCTCCATATACATATTGAGTTCCCATTTTAAACTCAGCATCGATGTAGTTCATCTTATCTTGTTTAACATAGTAGAAATCTAATGTATTAGTATCAGAGATTGCATCAGTACCAATTACTAAGTTTTGGTTGTAAGTATATACCGCACGATGAGTATGATTCATGCTATTTGCAGAAATAATTTGTGACCAACGAGATTTTTTGTAAACCGGAATACCTCTGAACATTAAAGTTCTTGGACCCATTTCAACCATATCCCATGATTTGTCTCCACAACAAGCATCTTCTCTACAAGTTAAATAGTTATTATATAACTCACGAGTTAAAGCGAAATACTTATCAGC